CTTTGTGAACCATTTTGAGTGTATTTCCCAATCATAGCATTCCACTCTTTAATGGATTGCTCTACATTTCCATGTTTAGTCAATTGGATCAGAATTCAGTTGTCGTCAAAATCACCATACCTAGTATGCATGGCATTGAGCACACCGTCAAGTTGCTTATTCTCTTCCGCAGATTGTTGCTGAGCTTCAAAATTTTCTCGCCAAGCACGTAGCTCTTCTAGTTCCTGAGATACATTCTGTTGGAATACTTCATTAGGGTCAACTTCTTCACCCTCTTCATATTCCACATCTTCATCGGACATTTGCTCAGCCTCCAATTGCAGGATTCTCATAATTTCTTGTTCGGCATCATCTCCATATTGGTCTTGAATGCCTTGCCACATTAAACGGAAAACATTCTCAGGGTCTTGCCTGAAATTGTTTGCAAAGTTTACATATTTCTGAATCTCTTCGTAGGGTCCAAGAGCTTCATAAGGCTTCAGTTTTCCTGAATATTCCTGAAACTTCTTTGTGACACCAGCATCCCATTCTTTAATATACCGTGCCACAACAGCACGATCTTCTGGCGGAATTTTATTAAGAAAGGGAGAAGCTAAAGATAGATCCTCTACTGGAGCTTCTTGAACTTGTTGGCTAGACTCTACATTTTCAGAGTCTCCAAAAGTAAAATCATCCGACACTTACTGGCGCTCCTTGTCCATTACTTGATGGTTGATCAGAATATTGTCTAGGACTTGCTGATTCTTCTGTACCAGGCTTAGCCATATCATCTGCCTGACTAGCGTTACGTTCCTTCAGCAATTCCATCTTATGCTGATCTACGTGTTCTTGAATAATAGCTTGAATCTCAGGCGGCAATAATTCATATTCTTGTGACTTCTGATAATTCTCATGTTCCATAACGTGAATATCATGAGCGTCGAAAGGATTAGTAGAGACTTGATAAGTTAATGGTTGACCGTCGTCACCAATTTCAGGCTCACCAGTCATAGGATCTCTTACTACATCTGTCTTATAAGCCGGAACAGGCATACCAGTCTGCGGATCTACTTGTGGCATTCCAGTCATAGGATCAACTGGTGGTTGACCTTGAGGGTCAATTTTGTAGAGAGACTGACCTTCAGCCATATAGACATTCTCACGCTGAGCATGACGGTTATCAATCATCATCTCATCATACAACTTATCAGTCTCAGACATTTGTAAATAACGAAGAGCTTTATTTGGTTCAATAGCTCCCATCTTCATCAATTCAGTAATGAAAGCTTGTTTGGCAGCCACAGATCTAGGCGCCATAGAACCAGTCTCTACTCTAAAGTCCATAATAGGCTTCAGGTCAGTTGATTTAAACTGTTTGACTTCTGCGAATTGATTCTTAGAAGTCATACGTACAATACGGTCTGTAGGCCAGAAATCATGTACGTTAGCTAGAACCTGCACTCCTGTTTCCTGTACAGCATTCTCTAGGGACTGTACGGTGTGATACAGAATAGTGTCATTTTCTTCAGAAAGGTAAGCGATTGCAGAAGCAGCTTCAACACCTGGGGGAGTCCTACCCTTAGTTATCTCATACTGTGATGAAATATCATCCATATCCTTCAAAGTAATATCCAACTCATTACTTACAGAAGGTGGAAGTTGTGGTTGTTCCAAAGGACTAGGAGGATCAAAACCCATATTAACAGCAAGCAATAGACCAGGACGACTGTTAAACTTTTTAGGATCAAACGCTCCAGCAGTATAAGCCCACTGAGGTTTCCCTGCTAAATTTCGGTTCTCCAACATAATACTTCTAGTACGGTTGTATTCTTTTTGTGGAGAGATGAGAGATTTAATTACTGAATCACCATAGAACATTCCTGTTGGAATATGGTCAATTTTAGCAAAGGGGTATCTACCGTGTGTGTATGGGAACTCGTGTTGATAATCTTGTCCACCGTCATAAATTGATTTCGGCGCTTCAAGATTACCTACAGGCTCCTCTGAGGACATTTGTTGACCTACAGCCGGGGCCGTTTTTCCTAGAGCACCTAGCATAGCAGACATTTGATCTTTAGGGCTACCTACAGGGCCGCTCGGGCTAAAGCCTTGAGGTAACATGTCTGCGAGTGGTTGGTCATCAAATAACGTCGGCGGCCCCTGTAACATAGACATAGGGTCTGGAGCTTCATAAACGTAGAGAATCGTATTCTCTCCGTAGACGATCATAGCTCCATTGGGGTAATCCTTACACTTTTTGATATAGACTTCTTTGACGTAACACTGTTTATTTTGGGATTTCTGGCTTTCTTTGATCCCTACAGCGCTCAGGAACCTTGCATCAATAATTGAGCTTGCAGCAGTCCCTGGTTCAATTTCCTTCCCGTAGGATTCATAAACAGCCTCTGGCGTCATAGTCCTAGCGTGGATTACGAATGGCTGGTCCTGAATATCTGTAGCCTGTAGGTTTGGTACAAATAAATGGAATGCCGTTACGGCTTCAAAGTCAATTTTACCTGGTTGTCCGTCAATCTCTAGTTTAGCTTCATCGTAGTAATTCTTTAGGAAGCCTGAGCCACAAATACAAGTCCAGAATGTAGCCTCAAGACGTTTCCTATTGAAGTATTTAGTTCTCATTAAGAATTCAGCAATAGCGTCACCAGCCATTGCTGCGAGCCTATCAGACTCATCAGTGGAAGCTGGCACACAATAAAACTGCGGCTCTTCCTTTGAAAGCTTAGTTACTTCCGTTCTGATGATCCGTAAGATTCTATTAGCCGTGTGTCTAACTCTCCAGTTATCCTGGGCAGGTTGTTCAACTAAACTGAAACCACCGTTCGTAGACTTAGTTGAAACAATCCATTGTCGGCCTGAAAAGAAAGCTAGATTCTCACACCATTGCTTTTCGTAGTTGAGGCGAGCCTGTTGACAGTCCTTAAGTTTGTTATCCCATTTCTCAATGAGTTTAGCGTCAGAAGAACCGACAACAGTAATAGCCATTATAATTCTTACTTCTTAGATGAAGAAGACAATTCGTGCGGTTGAACAACTTCTACAGGCTTGGCGTCCTCAGACTTCTTTTCAGCCTTCTTAGTAGCTTCATCCCTAGCCTTCTGATCGTCGTTGGCCTTCTTCAAACGGTCCTCAATAGTAGGAACGTTGACTTCTTCGTCACGAAGTTCGTCAGGAACCTTGCGAACAAACGCAGCGTCAACTGGGTCACGCTTGTTAATAACTTGACCAGGCATTACACCAAACTTACCACAAGCTGCCTTATATTCATCTTCAGAAATTTCTTCACGAAGGTAGGCCATAGTAGCGTCTTCTGGCGTTTGGATTAGTGGTGGACCAAAGTTAAACCTAGGGTCCTTGTCCAAATCTTTATCCGACATTCTCATCTCCTAAAAATTCGATGGGGTCAAACGTTAAAACATCGTCTGAAAATTCAGACGGATTTTCCGAAGAATTCTCTGAATTCTCGTACTGGGTTGGATTCGTCATCAGTAGTGTCTGTGTCAGGTTCGCTATCAGTTGTCTCTGTATTTGTATCGTCTCCTGTAATTGTAAAATTAAGTTCTCCTGGGCTTTCACCAGAAATTCCGGTTCCAGCATTGTCATCTAAACTTTCTGGGCTAGTGTTTAAACCTACAGGTGGGGAAGAATCCTCTAAAGCTAGCTGAGCATCGTTTGCAGAGGCTGAGCTTAGAGGGCTGACAGTTAAAAGCTGGTCCTCTGAATTATAAGTAATTTCCAGAGAAGCTTCCCAAGGTTCCTCTTCTTTCATGACAGTGTAGGCTTGATGGCCTACACTCCGCACAAGACCATCCCAACATTCGTTACATAGATAAATGGCGCCATCGTTTACAGGGTTGAAGTAATTATCAATTGCCAACTGTAGGTCGACGAACCATTTACGATCTTTCCTCGTACCCAGCCCACATACAATGCAGACGTAGGGAGGGTAGTTAGGTTTTAGTAAAACGATAGCCATATAATCACCAGTCTATCCCAAGAATCTCATCGAACTGAGGCTCTCGGTTGTAGGAGAAACATAATTCGTAATCCATATCTTTGACGCCTGCGACCGGGAGTTGTAAGACATTACCTACAGGGGTAAACTCTTCTTCATCTTCAAAGGCCGGCCTGGACATTACTCCGTACCTTAAAGCGTCCATGCAGTGATCGTTCTTCTTAAGAGGGACTTCTTTCTTATTACGTCTAGCTTCAATCTTACTTGAAGCAAATCTATCCCAACGGTAGTTAGCAATCTCTTTTAGAGTTTGCTCACAGCGTCTTGTAATGAATAGTGCTCTTTTACCAAACCTGTTTTGCATCCTTGTAAGTCCTGCTCTGATATCATTGTGTCCAAGAGCAATTGGGACTCCGTGTTCCATGTATTCAGTCTGAATGCTGGTTCTAGTGATAGCACTGGTGTTCTTAATAGTCGGGTCACCAACACAGTATACCGGTCTAATCCCTAGAGTTTCAAGTCGCTGCAAATACAGTAATGCTAGCTCCTTGACAATCTTTCTAGTTTCGTATAGCTCATCGTAGACGATGATCCTGCCATCGTTATCATAACAGCAGAAGAGAAATACTGTAGGGTTAGCAAACCCGTGGTCCATGCAAGTGAAGTGTCCCCAGTTTTTCACGTACTCTTTGAAATGGTGGTCCAAAATATCGTCGACTACATTTCCACCGTCAAGGTAATCTCTAGCTGAAAAGCTACCTGCGTAGACTAGACCTGTGTGAGTAATAAATGTTCCTCGACGTCTAGCTTCTCTTTCTTCTGGACTTAAGCCTCTTGTCATCCTATTCAAAGCGTCTATCGATATGTGTGGGTTTTCTTCAGTGTCAACTTCTAGAACGTAAATAGACTTATCGCCTGCTGACCAAGGATCGTAAATCCTATCTTTGATCCATGTCATTTCAATCAACGGCGTCATAGAAATCCAATAGGATCCGTCTGTGTCAATCAGTCTCATCAAGCATTCGTTGAAAATATCCTCTGGAGGTTCCTCGTCAAAGAATGTGAAGTGTCTTGAAGTTCCCGCAAATTTCTCAACATCCTGTTCATAGGACATTAATTCTAAGAAAGAACCATTATTTAGTGTAAGAGTCCTAGATTGCTTATCGTAACTGTCTTCCCAAGAGTTATTAATAAGATGACTTTGGGGTACCCATTTAGCTAATTCTGGGAGGATAATTTTCTTAATTCCGTCTTCAATATCTACTGCTACACCACGTCCTCTAACTGGAGGTACTGGAAGGTCTGTCCTAAATTTGTGTTCCCCTGTAATCCACTGTACAGCTTCACAGACAGTACCTACAGTCTTGCCTGAACGGTTACCGCCGATGTAGAGTTTCTCTTTGGTCGTTGACCTATGAAACTTTTCTTGAGAAGCATGAGGCTTATAGGAATTAATTCCAGGGCTAATAGCTGTTTGACGTAACAACTTCTCTGTAAGCAGAGCTATGTCGTCTAGACTAAGCTCATTTAACTCTTTATCTTTTTTAGGCAAGGTTAAACCTACAGGTGGCCGTTGAATTTGATAAGATTTATAAACCTACAGGCTCTGAAGGGACAGTAGAGATATTCTTACGGCTAGTCTTAGTAATTAGTCTGTAAGTCCATTCATCCCAAAGGCCGTTTAAGTTAGGTAGGTCCAAATCTAGCTGGAGTCTCCTCACTGCATGTTCCGTAAGAGGTCCATATGTTCCATCATTACGAGACCTATAATACCCTCTCTCGATGAGAAATTCAATTAGGTTGAAGACGTGTACAGACCTGTCTCCTGGTCTCATATTACTAGTTGGGATCTCGTTTGAACCCGCAGGTGGTAGGCCGCTCTCAGTGAAACTAATTGATTTCTGGTTTTGGAGAAGTAAGTCGGTTGGCTTTTCCCCTTTACCTAGAAGCATCAACACCTTAAGGTTCTCACTATTAGGGCATTTAGTTAAGGCGCCTCTAATTACAAAAACGCCTTCAACGTTTTGAGCGATTGCGTAGTTATAACTAATATCACTAATCCCTGTAAAAGTTGTCCCAGTCTTAAACATACGGTGTAACTCTTGGGCAGGGTTTCTGTAAACAAGCTGGAAGTCTTCTTCAACTTGCTCAAAAACAATGGTCTGAGGCGGCTTTGTAAAGTAAGGCAATCCGATGATGTTTTCACCTACAGTTGTAGGTGAAGGTGGAAGACTTGTCCAGGCACTTCTTGGAATAAGTTTCATGAAGCTTTCTACCTCTCCTGAAAACAAACTTTATTGTGTAGTAAGCATTTACTCATGATGCCTTACTTTCAATAGCAAACTGGCTGCTGGATCTAATATCATTGGCTACTCTACCGAGGATCTCAGGAGTAACGTATTTGGCGAGGATTTCCATAATAGCTTGAAGTGCAGTAATAAGACTTTGTTGAGTATTATGCTCTGGTCTGTAGATGTTTTGAAGTTCGTGGAAATGCTTAATAGCTGGGAGGTCACCTGAAACGATGAGTTTATGCAAAGCTACCTTAGCGTCACTTTGAGCATCCTCGTCAAAGATTTCATTAAGTCGACTTTGGAAATAATCCCTATTGCTTTGAATTCTTAGAAGGTTTACCCATTGTTTAGTAGTTAGGTTGGCTTCTTTAAGCTTTGCAGCAATAGCTCTCTTATCGTATACGTTTAATACAAGACCTACAGCTAATACGAAATTGGGTTGCAAGTATTGTGGCGGAACATCATATACTGGAAGACCTCTAGCTTGTAAAGGTTCTTGAAGCTCTAATAATAGGTGTTGCCAATCCTCAAGAGTTTTTGGGAGGATGTTATCTTTAATCTGTTGGAATTGTAACTCGAAATCTTTACGAGTAGGAAGCTTCTTAAACGTGTAGAAGAAGCGTTCTACAAAGGTTACGTATTCGATAGGCCAGTTGTATTTCTTCTTCGGCCAAAATTCGTCGTCATTGTTTGTACTAAATCTAAATGCTGGTTGCTCTGAAGTCTTGTCTGGTTTAGTTTCCTCTTCAATAACTTCTGGTGTGTCTTCTTCAGAAGGGTTGTTTGTAAATCTAAATGCTTCTGGGTAATGTTTAGCTGAACCCTTTAAATTCTTTGTAAACTTCATTGCTTCATTAAGAAGCTCTGGGTTGCTGACATTTTCCATCCTGGTTGAGGGTAGTATATGTGATTGCTCATGTCAAGTTGGGAAAAATTTTTTCTGGATAAGGAATCTCTTTCTAAGGTACTATCTTGCGCTCAATTGGAAAACAGAAAATTTTGGTCAGTAGCTAAAGAAATGAAGCATGTCTTTATCGCATAACGGGGATCAATCCGTGTTAGGGGATACATAACATAAGTAGCCGAGGGGGTATTCTAATTTCAACCTAGGTGTTATTAAAACCTAGGCGCTCGACAACATAGGGTGTGTCTATTCATCATGAGGTACTATCCTATATCCTATAGCGTTTAGTCGTGCAGATTGTAACCCGACTGTAACGTGCCAAGTATTGCGATGCGAGTTGCATCGGAGTAGATTGATCTACGTGAACAGCAACACCAGCACCGACTACGAAATTGACCTGAGCTTCGGCTCTTCGGATGGCGCACGCTTCAACCGCTGGCTCTCCCGAGTTGATAGCGCCATGATCGAACAATATGGTTTCGGCATCGATGACATTGAGGATTACGACTACTATTCCATGTGGGAGGGTAGCGCTACGATTGATGATACCGTAGCCGAAGCTATGTATAACGCAGGCTACGGCGATAGCTACTTGTAACAGTCTGACCTGGGTATGTCATTAAACTACCCAACCCAATAAACCAAACAAAGAAAGAAACAAATACAATGAATGAGAATGTTAGTACCCTTCGCAATATGTTTGCGAGCAACTACCCAGTAGTTGTTGCCGAGTCTTGGAAGACTCTCCCGATTGAAGAGCAGCTTGCTCTTAGGCAGTTTATCTACACAGGTAAGACTGTGTTTGAAACTCTGCGGCAGAAGTTTGACCAGACCGTTTGGGATGGTCACGAAGACGGCAGCGTTTCTCTCGACATTGAGAGTGTGCGAGCGAAGGGTGATTACAAGAATGGTAAGCCCGGCCGTAAGGCTCTCACTCCTGATGAGGTTTTGGAGCGAGCGTTGACTCGGAAGTAATGGACCAGTACTTACCCCGTACCTTTAGTTGCCTATGTGGTCATAGTCATAAATTAGTGGATGACAATGACGTATGGGTAGACAAAGACGGACACGTCATCGGACAAACCAAATGTTTACTAGCTGCTAAAGTAATAACGGAAGTAATGGCTAGGAAGTAAGCAACACTGATGAGGGTTTAGGACCCGAAACTTTCTAATCGAAAGTCTGTTGCGAATTACCCCGATTCGCCTAGCGACGGCTAGCTTATAGCGTGCACACTTAGGGTAAGGTTACGGCAGTAACCTCATTAGACCCGGTAACCGAAAGGTTACCGGGTCTTTTGTTTTCTGTTCCAGAGTCGCATTATAACTACTCGGCATATTTACTGTTCGCTTGTCAGCTTAGTCGCATTTTACTCTACTCGGGAACTTCTACAAATATTTTACAACTAATTAAAATTTTCAGTGAATTAGGCTTGTTTACATATTTACTGTTTAGGACTGTCTGTCTACCTACAGGTTTAGAGTTGAAGCCACCAATACTAAAGTATCAGGTTAGAACCACAATAATTAGAATCTACTATATCTATCGAACAGGTGTTCGAGATTGTAGGGTTTACCAGGTACAGCCTAGAGTTAGGCTGTCTTAACTCTGTTGGCCTGTGTGGGGGTATAAATGTCTTCGACTTTATCCCCACCAGGCAGGGTGATAATAGCATGAATTTGGCATTGTAATGGTATGATAGCTATCAGTATACATACGTATGTATAGCCCTTTTACTACACATCGCAACCATAACAGAGTTATCCACATGATTTGCACATGATAGTCCCATTCCCGGAAATAGCCATCTACCTGGTCTTTCTCTACCCCCACCTGATAGTAACATGA